TCCACTTCAGCCACGGCGAATGGCGTCTGTTTGGCGGATTACGGGTCCAACATCCTGCTGCGGGATTTGACCGTCACCAAGTCCGTGACAGCGACAGGCGGCTGCGGAATCACCACGGGGGCCAACTCGATCGGACTGTCGGTAATCGAGAACGTTAATTCGACGGGGAACTATGCCGGGTTTTGTTTGGGGCCAACAGATGACAGTCAGTGTTCGTTTTGCATAGCTCAGCAAAACTATTCCACAGGCTTCTCCTTTACGAACACCGCTTCATCGCAGACCCTGCAATGGTCGCTTCGTCAGACGCTCAGCCAGAAGAATGCCGGGTGGGGCTACTACGTCAACGCCGTGACCGGCGCCACCACCACGATCATCGGGTCTCCGTGGATCTCTCCGCAGTCATACTCAAATACAGCCGGCGGTTTCGGTTTCGTCGCGACGGGCGCCGCTGTCATAAATGATATCACGATAACCAACCCCATCGCGTCTTACGACGGAGGCGACGAATTCGTCTTTGCAACCAACTCTGGAAACTACGCGAACATAACCGGAGGCTTGATCGAGGGCGCTGGCTACGCGGTCACGGGAGTCACCCACACGACGCCAGCCTCGGGTGTCGGCTGCGGAGTCCACGTTGCTATCGGACCTCTCGCGGCTTTGTCGATCCAGGGTACGACGATCATCACGAACAGTTACGATGGCATCTGCGTAGACAGCAACTCGGGGGCGATTAACGTCAACGTCACCGGGGCGCAGATCGGTCAGAACGGCCAGCACACAGGAAACACCTACAACGGATTCACCAATACCGACGCGTCCGCGATCGTTTCCCTGATTGGAAACGCGATCGGGCCGAACTATGCGGCGCAGCAAAAGTACGGCGTGTACTCCAGTGGCGGGACCGTGATGATGTTCGGCAACAGCGTTTCGAATAACGCGACAGGCCAGTGCCAGGGAACGTTCAAGCCTGCTGGCGGCGCAGCTGCCTACAATGTGGGAACCTCGTGCCCGTAACATCGGCTTGACACTCGCAGAGTATCGCATAGGATAGCCTCCAACGAACCGGAGAAATCTTCGTGTTCGTATCGACTCCCTCGCATGCGCGGGGACGGACCCAGAGGACGACCAATGACCACTTCCGACGAAAAACATAAAATCGAAGAGCAGAAAATCATCAGCCGTATCGCCGCCGACCATGGTCGTGTCGAGAAGAAAACGGTTGACGAGGTTGTCGTCAAGGCGAAGCGCGACGAGGAAGACAAGTCCGCTGAGGAATTGAACTCTGACGCAATCCAGCGCTCGAAAGACAACGCTGCACAACTCGCGATCCTGCACGCGGCCTTGGCCAAGCGGGGCGTTCAGCTTCACGAAGAGCCGGCAATTCCCGGCGAGATTGAGAAGCGCGCGGATCTTCATCAGATCGTCGACAGCTTCTTCACGCGAGATTTGGAAGGCTTCCGTGGGAGTGCGACGGTTGAACAGGTCTCAAAGGCGCTGCATGCCCTGGTCGACCGTCTCTGACACGCTGACTCTCGGCGCCACCATAGCCGTGGGGCTGATCCTCGGGTGGATGATCGGCGAGCTGCTGCTTCATTTGCTTGACCCGGACGGGGGCGAGTAACAGCCAAACCGAAAGATAAGTGATAATCTCATAGCTCCCTCGCATGCGCGGGGGTGGACCCACCCAGGAGAGTGAACATGGCCGGAAAGAAGCAGGTCGGCAAGGCGATGAGGGAAGCGGCCGAAAAGGCGGATACCAAGAGGGATACTCGCCCGACCAAGGGTAAGACACCCCCGCAATTCGCGCGAGATGCAAAGCTGCCGAAAGCCAAGGGCAAGATACCCCCGCAATTTGTAAAACATACGGAACGTGTGAAGTAGTCACGGCAAAAGAGCTTCCGTCTCAGGACTATCTTCACTGAACCTGGGACGGGTGTTCTTCGCCGGGGTGCGTGTCGTGGATTGGAGAATCGGATGAGCGGAACTGAAGAGCTTGACAGGATCGCGACCAGTCTCCGCCGAACTTGCGAGATCTGGCTCAAAAGATCGGATGTAGTCGATCTTGTCCGATTGATCGAGATCGCCAGGCAGGGTCAGGCGGCGTTGGAGCGCGAGCAGGACCGGAGGGGCGAGTCCTTTGCGACGGGTTTATAAGACTTTAGGCGACGCAGCCCTGAAATCCAAAATTACAGTCACGATGAATCAGGCGCTGCTCGATCGGATCAAGAAGCGCGCCGAAGAACTCGACGTCGATAAGACATGGCTGGCGAGGTCGCTGATCGAGCAGGGCCTGGACGACACGAACGGGAGATAATTATGGCGGACGATTACATGAAGCGGGTTCAGGCGATGCAGTTCGCGTTTGACGCATCGGAGCATGGGGACGTGCCGATAGACGTCATGTGCGTGGCCCGGGAGATTTACGGTTTCCTGACCGAAGCGCCGCAGGCCGCCGAGCCGCCGCAGGTGCAGGCCGCCGAGCCGCCGCAGGCCGCCGAGCCGCCGCAGGAAACTCTCTGGCCGTCAGAGGATTTCCACCCGAATACGAGCTCCGCCGAGTGGCGCTCCCGTTTCGGAGTCGATTCGTGATTTTCGATGCGACATGCACGACGTGCCGATACGTTAGGCTGAGCATGCGGGAAGGCCCCTGCTGTTATTGCAGCCACGCTGATAATGGCGGTGAGAACCTGTGGGAGCGTGAGCCCCCCGTCGGGATAGACGCCATCGCCCGGAAGCATTTGGTAGGGTGGGAAATAGCCAAGATATTCGAGCATGCCGCGAGCCTGAAGCGACTCCTGGGAGACCTGTAATGACCAAGGTAAAGCCTGATCTCTACAAAGAGCTTGGACTCAATCGTGACGCCGATCCGGCGATGGTTCGCGCCGCGTATCGCCGGGCCGCCAAGAAAACTCATCCGGACACGGGCGGATCGTCCGAGAAGTTCGCGATCATCAAACTTGCTGCGGAAACGCTCGGAGACGCGAAGCGCCGCAAGCACTACGACGCGACAGGCGAGGCCGAAGAAGCGCCCGTCGATATTACGGAATCTCAGGCTCGCAATTTCGTCATGGAGGCTATCAGCGGCGTGTTAAATCGCGCCGAGCAGGTCGGTCGCGATCTCGATAAGGTCAATATCGTCGAAAGCGCTCTGATCACGATCAACGGTAAGATGGCGGAATTGAAGACCGCGATCGAGAACGTCGATGCCGTCGTCAAGAAGCTGGAAAAGGTCGCAGCTCGCTTCCACGCGAAGAAGACAAAGATCAATCGCATCAGCCCGATGATTCTGGCTCAGATTGACGAGGCTCGTCGGACGATCGCCGTGAACGAGGCGACGGTGCTGGTCGTCACTCGATCCAAGGAAATCTTGCTCGACCACGACTACGATTTTGACAGGCCACCCGACGCGAGTCGGGCAGCACTGGCGGCGCTCATGTCGAAGGGGTGGTAATGGATTATTGTCCGAAATGTGGCGCGAGATCAGACCAATCTCACTACGTTGGCTACGGTTGCACGGTCGCGGAGACGATCGGCACGTCGGCCTGGCGGCCGATCGAAACCTACCCCGGCGATAATAGCGACGTCTTGTTGACCGACGGGCGTGAGATAGAGATGGGCCGCTCCGGCGTGACTGACCCAGCGGATCTCAAGCACACGCGGTTTTACTCGACACACGGCGAGTACGAGGCTCTGAACAAAATGCGCGCGCAATCCCCTCGCTTTAGCCATGGGGTCAAGCGCGCTCTATTTGCCCCTTGCAAATAGATAGCTCATTCCTATATACTCCCTGCATGACACGAGATGTAGAGTCCAACTCCAATGTTGCCTTCGACTGCAAATACCATGTCGTGTTCTGCCCGAAGTACCGCCGCGCGGAATATCCATCAGGCCAGGGCATTGGCCGTAGAGTCTCCCAAGCGAACACTCAGGAGTGTCGGCAAGAGAAAGCAGCAGGTAGGAGCGATCCATGCCTGTGTTTAACGAAGCCCCCGGCTTTAGCCGTGGGGAGCATGTCACCGCGCAGTTTCCGATGTACTGGATGCCGCTGCCCGAATTCCCGAAAGCAAAATGATGGCAACCCCCAAGGCCGGACGCTGGCTCTCCCTGTTCGAGTCTTTTATATCGGACATCCGGATATCGTCGAAGGAAGTGACGACGCAGGACGGTCGGGGGGCGAAGCTAGAGCTTTGGGACAGCCAGAAGCGTTTCATCCAGGAGGTCGGGTCAGGTCTCGACAGGGGAGTCCACCGGCACTACTGTCTGAAGAGCCGCCAGCTCGGGATCACGACTGTCAGCCTCGCTTTAGATGTGCTTTGGCTCGCGATGCATCCTGGGACGATTGGCTGTCTCGTTACCGATGATGAAAAGAAGAGAGAGGCCAACCGCTCGCTTCTTGTCAGCTACGTTGACAGCTTCCCCGACGGCTACTTTGGCGAGTCGTTCCGAATTGTGAAGAACAATCGAGCGACTTTGCAGTTCAGTAATGGGTCGCGACTCGATTTGCTCGTTGCCGGGACAAAAAAGAAGGCTATATCGTGGGCTGAAGGCGTTGGGTATGCCATGGCGCATCTGACAGAAGTAAGTTCGTATGGCGACGTAGAAGGGTTGAAGTCGCTTGAGGAATCGTTCGCGCAGTCTAACCCATCCAGACTGTATATGTACGAGTCTACTGCGAAGGGGATGAACCACTGGCGCACTCGGTGGTTAGACGGTAATGATTCTATTACTGAAAACAGCTTCTTTATTGGCTGGTGGGGTGGCAACACTAACGTAATAGAGCGTAAAGACCCTCGCTACTCCATTTACGGTAATTATCCTCTTAATTTCGAGGAAAAAGAGCTTGTTGCCCAGGTCGCGAGGATGTACGGCCACAAGATCACGCCTGAGCAGATCGCCTGGATACGGTGGAAGGAGTCAAACGCTGGCCAGGAACAAGATCTTCTGAGCCAGAACCAGCCGTGGACGTCCGACCAGGCCTTTGTGATGACCGGCTACTCGTTTTTCCAGACGAGAATTATCACGACCGACATCAAGGCTATCGTGGACGGAAATATCCGGTTCAAAGGGTATCGCTATATGGTGGATGGTGACTTTTTCTCCTTCAAAATGGATGAAATGGACCCCAGGGTTGATGACGTTAGCCTAGTCGAGCTCAAAGTGTGGGACGAGCCCGCGGAGGGCGGGAAATATGTTATCGGAATGGACCCAGCCTACGGACGAAACGATCATGCCGATAATCATTGCATTTCTGTCTGGCGCTGTTTTGCAGATCGGCTGATCCAGGTGGCGGAGTACGCTACGGCGGACGTAGAGCCGAAGCATGCGGCCTGGGTTTTGTTTCACCTGGCGTCCGCTTATCGCGATTGCATGATAAATTTGGAAATCGGCGGCCCGGGAACGTTGATTATGGCTGAGTTCGAGCATCTCAGGCAGCTTCTAAGTGTGGAAATGAACATCGGACGGACAGAGGCGAAGGGGTGGCAAGACGCTGCCGCTAACGTAAGGTATTTTCTATACCACAAGCCAGATTCTCCGGGGGCAGGCTACCTCTACAACTTTCAAACGAATTGGAGCACCAAGCCGAGGCTCATGTACAACGTGAGAGGCTGCTACGTTTCGAAAGAACTGGAAATAAGGTCTTCGCCTTTGCTCAATGAAATGAGCATCGTCGTCGTGGACGATGGCCAGATCGGCGCGCCCGAATCCAAGGATTCGAACGCGAAGGATGACCGAGTTTTTAGCATGGCTCTCGCCTGCCTCGCATGGACAGATTGGGTGAGAAAGGACATGCTGGCGCAGGGCCTGACGTACGACGCTGTGATGGCGCAAGAGTCGGGGGCTGTGACGCCCTTAGTCAGAAATGTTAACAATATCGTCAGTGGTTTTCTAAAGTCTTTGGCAGACCAAGCACGTGAAGCGGAAGAAGAAGGTCCAGCGCGCGGTGCGCCCTGGCAAGAGCGAAATGGGTTATGTTGATGGCAAGAGACACATTCAAAGCACCGCATGGCGTCGTTCTCAAGCCGGCTCCGGAAAGTCTGTTTGAGGCAGACGAGGTTCTGCCCGCTCATGACCAGGCCGTAGATCCCGACCCGATCCCTGAGTACAAGACGAGCGAGAGCGAATGGCTTCAGATCCCTCAGTACAAGTTTGAGACTTATCCGTTCGACGGAACGCCAGTCTACGCGACTTCTGACGGTCAGGATTGTCACGAGGCTGTTTGGCGGACGACCCGCTCCTTCGATACGAAGATCTGCACCTGGAAAAGCGTAGGGTTTTGGAGCCTTCGAAATGCAGGAGGCCAGAAGCTTGGGTTTGAACCCCGGGGCTATCGTGAGCTAAAACGATGAGTGTTGGATCGACGGGGTTCGAGATCATGGAACCTGAAGGATACTTGCAGCCTAAGAGGTACAAATTTCACTATCGTTGTGAGGTTTGTGGTCATGAGTATTCCAAGATTGCCAAGGCGCAGCCGAAACACGACCCGAAGTGTCCGGATACCGGCTGTGTCGACAAGGCCGAGATTGCCGAACTCAAAGCGCAGATGGCCAACTTGCAGAGAATGTTGGAGTCGGGCGTCGCACCCGCGCAGATCGGCCATAAGGTCAGCGTCAAGGCGATTGATCAAACCGCTTCCATCGTCATGGAAGATTTCGGAATGACCAATCTCCGTGACGGTATCGCCCCTGGCGAGTCAATGGCGCCCAAACTTCCTGTGGCCCAGCAAACAGCGGCTGACAATTATTTCTCGGGGAACGGGTTCAGCCCGAAGCAGATCGCCAGCGTTACGGGCCAGCCGGCGACGCACGGTATGACGGCCAAGCAAACCGCGCTTCTCGGCCGGCGCGCCATGGCTGGCGCTTTTCGCGGCATGGCCGTTCCGCCGACGGTCGTCAGGCCGAAGGCCAGCCAGGGCGAATCGCCGCTGATCCGTGTCGGTATCGAGAAAATACGATGATTCCTGTATTGGATCTCTTCAGCGCCGCATGTGGCGGATGGTCCCTTGGGATGCACCGCGCCGGGTTTCAAACCGTCGCCGCCTGCGAGTTCGTTGACTGGCGCCGAGCGCTTTACGCCGAGAATAATCCCGGAGTTCTGATTTATGACGATGTGCAAACCCTTACTGCAAGCCGAATTATTTCCGATCTTGGATATTTCCCTCCCATCCTCGTCGGCTCCCCGCCCTGCCAAGATATCAGCTCAGCTAACACCTCCGGCAAAGGCGTCGACGGCGAAAGGTCGAAGCTCTTCTTCGAAGCCGTGCGCCTTGTCGGAGAGGGCCGCCCTTGCTGGGTCGCTCTTGAAAATAGCAGTAATCTCCGAACTCGCGGCGCAGACCGGGTTATCGGCGCATTGGAAGACCTCGGCTACACCGTCTGGGCGTTCGTGGTTAGTGCTGCAAACGTCGGCGCCAACCATGAACGCGCAAGAGCGTGGATCGTTGCTTTCGACCCCGCGCAAGTCGGACATGGCGGCTGGGGGCCATGGCGATATGGGCCGGATGGGGACGGTGCGGCATATCTTGAACGCCGCTTCGGCCAACATGCCAACTCCGCGGAAATCGGATGCGTCGCACGGCCCGGAAATCTCGAAGGCGGGGAAGGATCAATCGACGGGCGTTTCGCTGGTGACGGCATTGGCCATGGGCGCGCGGCAGATGTTGACTCCGGGCCTTTTGCCGAAGACGGAGAAATGGGCGGCGGCGCGATGGATGGCGGAAATGCTGACGATCTATGGCCTAACTGGAACGGCGGCTTTGCCAGTCACTTACAATTACATGATGGGCTACCCGCCGAATTGGCTGGCATCCGCGTTGATCTCGGCTCTGGAAAAGGGGCGTCTGCGGCAAGTCTCATCGTCGAAGCGTTCGGGGACTCGGTAGTGCCTCAGATTCCGGAGGCTATTGGGCGGGCAATCCTAAGGGTTGAGCGGGCTATTGCATACGGGAGGGCTTGATGAACATCTGCACCCACGATCGGTTCACGACCGTAGCGGAAATGGCTCGGCTCGTGGACCCGGATACCGAGGAGGTCGTGATGCTGCGCGTCAAACTCAAAGTGATGTGCAGCGATTGCGGTCTTCCCTTCCGCTTCGTCGGTCTACCCACGGCGGAGAGTACGAAGTTCCCGACTGTCAATCCAGATGCGACGGAGCTAAGAGCGCCGGTCGAACCGGCGTATGCACGGGAAGTTTTCGGCATTCCCGTACTTTTCGGTCACGCATGACGCTCGCACTGGATCGTGCCGAACATATTGTTCGGGCTCGACTGCGTGCTGTTCGTGTACTGACCCTCAAGATAAACGGTTGTCGTGACCGAGAAATCGAAGAACACGTTTCCGAGCGCGGTGCTTGCGTAGCCCCCAGCGCCGACTGACGGCAGGACGGAATAGATTTCGCCGGAATTCGGAACTGTCGGAGCGGTTGCGCTCGACGTTGAGACCCAGCCGCTAATCGCCGTACCCACGGAACCCGTTCCGACCGTCTCCCAAATAGCGCCGCTGCACGCCCAGTGTCCCGCGGTCAACGAGACTGACGCGACATTCCCGGGCGTGATGTTGGCGGGCGTAATCGCCGATCCTAACAGGACAGTGGCCTGGATCACTTCGCCGAGCTTACCGGCGACAGGAGCAGAGCCGCTCACCACGGTTGTCAGGTTCGACGTCGTATAGCCTGACGTGTTGGTCAGCGTTCCCGTGGTCGGTGTTCCGAGTGCGCCGCCATTCAAGACGGGAGACCCTGCCGTGCCGACGGCGACCGCAAGGGCCGCACCCACGCCCGTCCCGAGTCCCGTGACGCCGGACACAGCAACGGAAGACGCCGTGACCGACGTGTTGCAGCCGAATCCGGTTCCGCTCGTCCAGATCAGCGCGCTTGCCGTAGTAGAGCAAGATCCAACAGCCAACGCAGTTGGCGTGGCGACGCCCGCAGTGCCGTTGCCGATCACGGTGTTCGCCGCCTCGGTCGCCATTGACGACAGGGCTATATTGCTCAAGGTATTCGACGCGCCGCTGATCGTCTTGTTGGTCAAGACCTGACCCACTGCCAGCAGCGCGACCGTATCGTTCGCCGCGGGGAAGGTGAGCGTGTAACCGGTCGCGCTGGCGTTGGCCGAGGTGAATGTCGTCGCTCCGGTCGAAGACCCCAGCAGGATAATATCGCTGTTGGTGAATGTCTGCGCTCCGGTCCAGGTGTTCGCGTGGCCCAGCGCCAGGGAGGCGACGACGGCTCCGGTTGTCGGAGAGATCGTTACGGTCCCGTCGCTGTTCGACACGGATGACACCGTGGCTCCGCCGGCGCACGAGCCCCACACAGGAGCCGCGTTCGATCCCGACAGCAGGCATTGGCTCGCTGTTCCCGTCCCGGACAGGAGGGCCAAGGCCGAGCCGGATGAATAGACGATACCGCCGTTCGATGCGGTCAGCGCGGCGTTCGTTCCGCCGTAGGCCATGCCGATAACCGATGCGGTCCACGCGCCCGACGTGAGAGTGCCGACGCCGGTCAGCGAAGATCCCGTGACGCCTGGCGCGATCGTCGTCCCGGTCAGGGCGGATGCCGGGAGAGCGGTCGCGGTAATGGAGGAGTTGCAGCTGAAGCCGCCGCTCGTCGTCCACAGCAAAGCGTTCGTCGCGCTTGAGCAAGACGGCATGGTGAGGGCTGTCGGCGTGGCGGCGCTGGCGGTCGCATTGCCTTCGACGGTATTGGCGCCCAACGTCGCCTGATTGGCCAGAGTCAGCCCAGCACCCGACCAGTTGGAATTGTTGATCGTCGAGAGCGAGGCTAGAGATCCCAGCGACGAAAAGAGCGCGAAGCCGCCGGCGGACCCTGCCGTATTGCCGAGCGCCGTCACGACATTGGTTCCGGGAACCGTCGTTGCGAGAGATGAGAAGGCGACTCCGCTCGTTTTTGTCACAGTTAAAATGCCGGTCGACGTGACCAGAGCGCCATCGCCGGAGACTGTGAAGCCGCCGGGCGTTCCCGCATTGTTAAATTGGATGGAACCGCTCGGGCCGGCCGGCGCATCGATGTCCGTGCCGCCGGTGGCGACGCAGGTAATCGGGGAGGCGCCATTTCCATAGAGGAAGCCCGAGCAGCCCGGGATGGTCGGAGGATTGAGGAACGTGTTGATCCCGGCCCAGGTGTTCGAATCACCCAGCAGGCCGACCGAGCTCAGCAGAGCGTTGTTCCAGGCATTGAGGTTTTTCCCTGTGATGATGCCGAAGCCATTGGTCGTGAAGGTAGAATTGTTGTACGTGCGTAAGTTGAGCCTCGTATTTTGGGCATCGGCGGGAAGCGAGAAGAAAGGCAGCGAAAGTATCAGGAGGATTTTTCTCACAGTTTTTCTCCGAAAGCGAACGGGGGTTGGGCGTCGAACGGAATATCCACACCCTCGTCATTTCTTTCCGCCGGGCGTTTTAGCGTGAGTCTGCAACTGGATATTAAGTTTTTCTTTCTCGGCAGCAGCCTTGGCCGCTTCGCGGCGGGCAATACCGGCGAGCAGCTCATCGGGATCGGTTACGTCAACGCGCTCGATAAGATCGCTCGTGCTGAGTCCGCCGATTTTGAGCAGATCAAACGCCAATTTTTTGCTGTCTTCTCCAAACGCGGGTGACGACGAATGTGAATCCACTGTCAGTTTCACGTTCTCCGGAAGATTGGCAAAAGTGAAAAGGACCGGGACGAACCCCGGAGCAGGCGGCTTCAAGAACTTCAGCTCATCGTCTGTTGCGCCGCATTCATCCCCGGCCGCTTCCTTCGGAACCCACGCCCAAAGGCGTTTGTCGTCATGAGCGCGGCACAGGTCGAGAATCAGAGAGCCCATGGCCTCAATGTTCCGTTCGATCAACAGCGCCCGATCTTTGAATCTAGGTGAGAACATTCGCACTAGGGTTTCGGCGTGTGAACCCGATCTAACGCCTTGCTCCCCCTCACCTTTAGAAATAGGCGGCATGCCCATGACGTCGTTGAACATCCTCTCGTATTCTCTTAACGCGCTCCAGATATCAGGAGGAATGGCCATCGTATCGCGT